CAACTGTCGCCTGTCCTGATAGTTCAAGGTGCTTCTCATCGAGCACCCTGATCTCATTAGAGACCAGAGGCTGTTTAATCAGCGCCTTTCTGAGGGCCGCATAACCGTCGATTGAATTGACGGGCACGCGTGGCTCAGTAACATAGGCCATAACCAATGGCCTCTGCTGATCGCCATGCATCTTATGGACAGTATAACGTCCATCATGATGCCACCGGCCGAGGGCTGGACTACCCTTTTTAACATAAGGATAGTACTTGAGCACGCGCTTAGCGCGTGCATCTAACCATGCCACTGTCGAATCCCAACCGCCTACTTCAAAAAGTAGGTTTCGGAAAGCAACAAAGGAGGCTACAGCCGAACCATCACGGTGTGATTCAATCGGATCGTGCTTAAGACGAACTACATTGACAGGGAAACCGTCATAATAGTCGCCGCCACATGACTCTCTGAACTTTCCAGTCCAGAAGGACTTGTTCCGATTCACTACAGCCCCAAAGGCTTCAAGTGTCTGAATCACACTCTTCACATATTCCACGGGGACAAGAATATCGTCCCCATAGATACGCACTGACCCATACAAGGATTGAACATCTTGCTGGGTTAATGGGCGATTGAGGGCCTTCTCTATACCGAGAAAAACGAGGGTGCAAAACACCATCGACTCGATAGGGAAAGTTAGCCCTGAACCCATAGACGCGTACTTGGCCAAGCGGATTACACCCGTACCAGGTACATCAGCTGTCCGACTTCGAACAACCTGCACTGCCTCCCCCAAATGGGGGTGGTTAGCAAACAGTTCAAGAACAAGCTGGTTAGAAACACGATCTGAGGCTTCCTTTAAATCAAGGGTAGCCAGCCGCCCATCACGGGAGGCACTTCTGGCCAAGAGGCGGTTATGCTCTTGACTGTCGAAGCAGATCAGGTTCCGCGCATTCTCATCGCGACGGAATTCCTCTCGCATCATATCCATGATACCGAGCTGCACATACATATTTGATGTGGGCTCCATGGCAATAATGCGTGGTGCTTTTAGCGTTTTAGCCACATGAGTAACCTTAACGGGTCGCTCACGGGCGGGTTCGCGTTCATCCACATGGTCTTTGATGACTTTAAATTCATCATGAGATACAGAAACTGTCTCCTCGTAAGGGAACAACCCCTGTAGCCTGGAAGTCCACTCTTGTAGAGTGAACTTCTGATTGCCAAATAGGCGATCAGCAGACTTGCCAGGACCATGCCGTGGGATCAGTTCTCGGTCGTAGATTCTACGATCGAGACAGGAATTGACTCGTCTCCAGAGGAGACGAGCCATACGCCCGTAGTCCATGAGATCCACAG